TGTCGCTGATGTTGCAGCGTTAGTTGCTTGTGTTGTGGCTAGAGTTACTTGAGCAGCAGCTAGGACTACCTCAGCAGCAGCGTCCGTTACGTAGCCAGAGGCTGTAGTTGCGCTGTTAGACGCATTGGTTGCGCTTGTAGAGGCGTTTGAAGCCTGAGTAGTAGCTGTGGATGCACTGGTGGCAGCGTTGGTCTCTGCGGTCTCTGCATTAGTCTCAGCAGTCTCTGCATTAGTCTCTGCTGTTTCAGCATTTGTTTGAGCTGTGCTTGCGTTTGTTGCGGATGTAGATGCGCCTGTCGCGCTAGATGCTGCGGCATTTGCGGATGCTTCGGCTGCTACTGCATACTGTGAAACACCTGTTGCACTAGCGGCTGCATTGTTAGCACTTGTTAAAGCACTGGCTGCGCTAGTTGATGCGCTACTTGCACTTGTTGCTGCTTCGCCTGCTTTGTCAGTTGCTATTACAGCTTGTGCGGTTACTGCGGTTAACGTGGCATCTGTGTTGGAATCGCCAGCACCACCGTCCCCTCTAAAAATTGCCATGAATAGCTCCTAAGAAAACAAGAAATAAGAAAGGAGGGTTCCGAAGAACCCCCCAGTTACTACAGTTTACTTAACAGCTAGGTTAAAGCCTGCTTCTGGACGCATAACCTGACAACCGTACAGAGTATCAGCAGTGTAGAGAGTGCCTAAGAACTCCTGCTTGTACTGAGTCTGTGAACGAACAGCCTGCTGCTCTGCAAGAACACTGGTGTCCTTGTGGATTAGCTGGGCAGCACGTACCTTAACAGAATCAGTTGGGTCCATGATGGGGCAGTTAGTAGATACAAATACATCTACGCCATACAAGTTACCAATCTTACCTGTCTCAACAGACTTGCCATTAACAAAGTCAGTAGAAGTATAACGATCAATACCCATGATCTGATTACGCAGAGTAGGAGGTACGATAAAGCTACGACCGTCCATAGGTACGTCTGCATCGTCCATCTTCTGAATCAAGTCACGGAAGATGTCATCAGAGAAAGCACCAATGTCTGCCTGACCGTCAATGTCAAATGGCTCCAAAACGCCAGTAGTAGTGTTGATCTGGAAAGAACCAGTGTTGACCCAGCTACTGCCGTTACCGTTACCAAACTTCTTACCTAGGTTAAAGAGGTCATCATCAACCTGCCTTGCCAAGCCGTAACCTGCATCACCAGTGTAGAACTGACGAAGAGAAGATAGAGCCTGTACTTCGGTAATGTCTTCAATCAAACGAGAGAACTCAAAGTGCTTGTCGATGTTGATCAAGACTTCGCTTTCTACGTTGCTCTGAATAGTAACAGCAGTCTGAGCTGCCTTAGCAGAGGCTGAACCACGAACAGGCTTAGGGACGTGAATAACATCGCCCTTCTTGCCAGTCATGCTCATCTTCTTTACAAGGTTAGCTAGAACTAGATTGCTCTGGTAAGCAGCAATTACTTCGTCACTCCAGATTTCTGGGATAAATTTAGCGGCTGAAGTATTGTCTACTGCTCCGCCCATGTTGGGATATACTGATGTAGCCATAACAAATTTCCTTTAAGAGAATAATTTAACGGACTCTCCCTTGGGCGTATGCTTGAGTAATCTCGTCACTCAATGCCATATACCTGTCAGGGTCTTCCTTCATAAGTTTAATAATGTCTGAACGTCTATAGACTTTACGTGAGCTGGCTTCACCGCTGCCAGTAGCTCCTCCAGTAGAGGCATTCTTAACAGCTTTCTTACGCTCCGTTTTCTCTGTTGCTACCGTTTGACTGATAGCGCCCTGTCGTTCCTTCCAGTTGGTAAACAGTTCATCTGCTGCCTCATGGTCGTAACTTTGATCCGCTTGTACAAATAGCTGTGTCCGAATCTTTGAACCTTTAATCCATTCTGCAAACTTAGGGTCTGTCACTATATCCTGCATATCAGGATGTTTAGTAGATAACTGACTCAAAGCTGTAGTCTGTTTGTACTGCTGAGTTTGTGCTTCAGCCGCTTTGATTGAAGGGTGATTCTGAATAGCCTTTGCTACTGCTTTATCTGGGTCAGTGAAAAAGTCTATTTCTTCTTCAGGTTCTTGTGTTGGGGTGTCGAGTTGTGTCTGGATGTAGCTATCAACTACTGAACGAAGTTCTCCAACTTCACTGCTCTGACGACCTAATAGCTTCTCAGCTTCTTGGTGCATCCTTACTATATCAGCAGTGGACTTTCCTTTGTATTTGTCAGGGATGTCATCTTCAGGGCTTGCCTCTTGTTCTACAACAGGTTCCTCTGTTATCAGACCTACTTCTTCATGTTCATTGATTTCTTCTTCTGGACGCTCGTCATGTAGTGTTGCCATTATATAAACTCCGTGAGTATTCTCATTGTGGAGATGTGTTATGTAAGGATTCGGTTAGGAGTTAGCCTTACGCTCTTGTGCTAACTTCTGCGCTCTGTTCTTCTCCCACTTGCGGGTGGCTGCTGGTGAGTCACCGTAGATAGGACATAACTTGATGCGCGGAGCTGTTAGTACTTTCTTAGACAGTTTACCACATACTGAACATGGTATGTCTAATGTGTCGGTAGATACGAAGCGTTCAGTCATATGATCGTCTTCGCACTTAAAATCAAATAGTAAAGCCACTAGTCTTCGCTCTCTAGCTGCTGCTTCTCAGCAATATCTATTTGATTCTCTAGGTTCAGGATGTTAGACATGACAAGCAATTGGCCCTTACGGGTGTACAAGTCCTCTATATCCTTGCTAAATTCTATTGAGTTTACCATCTCAGCGTTAACTTTAACGTCTTCAATAAAGGTTTTCCAACCTTCAGTCATAAACATCTGACGCAGATTACGGTAATACAACTCTAATTCTGGTTCAATCATACTGTTTCTCCCTAAGGACAGCGGTTAGTAAGTAGTATACCTACCTATTATAACATATTAGTATAAGAAAGTCAAGCGTTATTTCTTATCTTTACTTGACTTCTTAGCTGGTTTGCTGTATATAGCGTCCCAGTTACTAGCGAACTTGTTAGCGTCAGTCTTTCTAGTGGAGCTACCTTTGCCTCCGTGTGTCTGACCCTTCATCTAACGCCCGCCACCTTTTTTCTTTAGCTTAGGTGGTGCTTTTTTAGTAGCAGCTTTCAAGTAACCAGCAGGGCTAATACCTGTGCTTCCTACATTCCTAGAATAAGTCCGCTTGTTTGCAGGCTTTGGCTTTGATGGGGGAGTTGTAGCACGAGCCACTTGCTGTTGAGTGTTTCCTGCTTTTTTCTTAGGTGGTTTTCCTACTTTACTACCATATGTACCTTTACCTTGTGGCATGTTTATTTCCTCTTAGCTGTTTTAGATGCTTGTTTAAACGCCTTTGCTGTAGGCGATCCTTTACTTCCTGCCACTAGAGGTTACTTTGACTTTGGCTTTGCCTTGGCTTGGCTTTGGCATTTTAGCTCCTCCTCTAGTTTAGCTATCTTATTCCTAAGATCATCAAACTGTGTATTGATCTGTAATACTACGCTTTCTAAGTCTCTTGTGCTTACCATTATTGTGTCGGCCTTTCTGGTTTATTTGCGTTACCCTCAAGGACTGCAACATTGCGTTCTTTAAGGAGCTGTTCAGAAATCTTCAAACGTCTTTCAAACTCTTTGTCGTCTGCTGTTCCTACTGCTAGGTTGGTAGTCGCTGCTTTCATGCGATCAATCTCTAACTCTTGTGGTATGGCTTGTGTTTCCGCTGCCATCTTGCCTGCTCTAGCCGCAGACTCTTCTGCCTGTCCATTGAGTGCAGCAGTCTGTGATGCTTGGAATGCCATCTGTGCTTGCTGTGCTTCCTGCTGTGCCTGCTGTGCTGCTTGCTCTTGCTCAGGGTTAGGAGTGTTAGCTTGCTCAAGTGTAGCAATCAACTCTTCACGGTTAGACAAGTTCATGTTATCAATGATGGACATGACCAGCTTAGGATACATAGGTGTGTCTGGAGACATAGTCTGTAGCAACTGTACAAGCTGTGTAACCTCATACTCACGGGCAATGATACCCAAGGAGCTGGAAGTATGGAACTTGTAATCACCTACAGGGTACATCTCAGGCTGAAACTGCATATACCTATGTGCTGCTTTCTCTACAAAAGGAATCAGGAAAGCTTCTTGGAAGTTAATAAGTGTACGTTTATGACGCTTAATAACAGCACCAAGCGACATAGAGATACCAGCGGCAGTAGACTCACCGTTGACTGACCCAGCAATACCAGCACTATCAATAGCGCCTGTAGCTGTCTGAACCATTGTCTGTAAGGCTTGTGCCTGTGAAAAGGTAATCTGATTGACTTGACCAAAGTTAAACGGCTGTAGGATTTCAGCAGGATTACCGTTTGTCAAGATGATTTTTCCTGGCCTGATCTCTGGCTTTGCACCACGAGGCATGCGACTAGCGTCCATTGCCATCATTGGGTGGATAGTGAGAGCAAGGGCATCAATACGAGCGCGTAGCTCAGTGTCTAACGCCTTCTGTGAGTTATAACCTTTCTCACATACACCACGACCCCAGAAGCGGCTAGGGACTACATCCCATGGGAATGCCACGATAGGTCGGTCTTGCATCATGTAGGGGTTTTCTGTAGCCTTAAGTAACGTACCGCTGTTAGCAATAACGACTACAGCTTCAACGTAATAAGAATCGTCTTCTTCGTCTTCTGTTAAGGTAACTGCTTCTTCGTCCTCTTCCTCTTCCTGTGCGTCAACTAACAAGTGACGAGGAACAAGACCATAGTACTTAGTAAGACGTACCTTACCGTCAGAGAAGGTTGTTAAGTCTTGATCAGGCTCAATATCAAAATCAGGAGCTGCTGAGTGGATAGGCTCGTCACGGTAGACACCCTTCTCCTGTAGCTGCTCAACTAAATGCTCAGATACAAACTCATCTACAGCACAACCCAAAGCTTCCTCAACGGATGTAGCTACTGGATCAATAAGGAAGTTCTGAGGCATGACAGGTCGTAGCTTAACGCAAGTACGGTCTCTAGTTGTGACACCCACTGCCTGTAACTCACCACCCATGACAGGCTCAGTAGCAGGGGCCATCTCTTTTTCTTCTTCCAGCACTACTTCAGCAATGCCTGTACCGAAGACAGCAGCGTTAATCAAGCACTCCGCTACAGCCTTACGTACTTTGTTCTTCTTAAAGTCTTGCTCAAGATGAGTGCGTAGCATAGCAATGTCTTGGCTGTCTTGGTCATGGATGTCATCTTTAATGTCAAACCATATACCACGGCCAAAGGTAGCTTCCTCTAGCTCCGCTACGGATGACTCTACTGCCTGCTGAAGTGCAGGAGATATAATCTTAGAACGCTCAGTTGACCTTACTTGATCCTCAGCCGCCCATTGTCCACGCCAGAGTCTGTAGTACTCCTCAAACCTTTCAGAGTAATTAGCTTCATAGTGATCTCTCCAGCTATCACACTTGGTCATTACCCAGCCTTCAAGAGTCTCGCTTATTAGATCATCTTTTTTATCTTCTAGTAGCATATTTAATACCCTGCGTATTTGTCTAGGAATTCGTAGTCTTCTTCTTCATAGTC